ACTTCGCGCATACGCTACATAGGCCAGAAGAACAAGACCGAATTGCTGAAGTACGTTTTGCCGATGGGCCTCATGAGCCTGAACGAGGGGCGCGACCTGCTGGGCATGGCCCCCATCGAGGGCGGCGAGCGCAGGATCCAAAGCCTGAACTACATCGACGCCGAGATCGCGAGCAAGTACCAGCTCGTGAAGAGCGGGCAGGGAATCAAGGCGATAGCTACCGACGAGGAGGCCGACGTTGACGAGTGACGAGAAAGTTTACATCACGATTTCAGACTTGGCACGCCTCCCCGGCGCGCGCATGACCTGGGGGCCGCGATCCTGCGAGCCGGAGTTTCCTTTTTTTGTCTACCGTCGCACGGACGGCGGCGAGGTCTTCGCGGACGATGGCCTCCACGCCACCATGCCCCGCTATGAAGTCACGCTGTACGCAGCCGAGGCCGACCCAGACCTTGAGGACAAGGTGGCGGACGCGGTATCGACCTTGGGGCCCTACTCGCGCGGCTGGGAGTACGACCCGGAGCGCGAGGCTTTCATGACGATCTTCTCTTTCACGCTCTGCAAGGGGGCGGGCGATGAAGACTAAGGAGACGAGATCCGCGACGATAGCGGCTTCAGACGAGGGCATGATCCTCGAGGGGTATCCGGTCGTGTACGACGTTCTGACCACGATACGCACCGAGGACGGCGGCGAGTTCAAGGAGATCATACACAAGGGCGCGCTCGACGGTTGCGACCTTCGGGATTCGCGTCTTCTCTACAACCACAAGGAAGACAAGGTGCCTTTAGCCAGGTCTGGCAAGACCATGGTCTTAGAGGTCACCGAGAAGGGGCTGTACATGGTTGCGACGCTGGCAAGCGACAACCCTACGGCCCAAGAAGTCTACAGCGCGGTAAAGCGCGGCGATCTATCGGGCATGAGCTTCAGCTTCACCGTACCGGACGGCGGCAGCGTCTACGACGGAGCGACGGGGACACGCCACATAAACAAGATCGCTCGGATCTACGAGGTCTCGATCTGTCCGTTTCCAGCCTACCCAACGGCCTCGGTAGAGGCGAGGGACGAGATGCGGGCGGCGCGTGACCTCGCAAGGCAGGACGTCGCGGCGCGGCTCACGCGCATCGACGCGCTTGCAAGGGCAACAGCAATCCTAGACGGGAGATATTAATATGAAATTTGATAACGTGGCATCCGCTTACGGATTCTATCGAAACATGGATCTTAAGACCATGGAGTCTCGCGCACAGGCGATCCGTGCGGACATCGCGGGAAACGCCGAGGCCGATATACAGGCATACCAGTTCGAGCTTGAGGGCATCGAGAACGCGATGAAGGAGAAGCGCTCCGAGGCAAAGCCGAAGGAACAGAAGGTGGTTCTCACCGCCACCGAGACCGCCGACGATGCGGCTGGCTCCAAGATGTACCGCTCAGCCTTCTACAAGAAGCTGCTTGGAGGCAAGCTGACCCCCGAGGAGACGCGGGCATTCGAGGCCGTCAACGAGAAGCGCAGCGCCGAGTTCAACACCCTCTCAAACTCCGCAGCAGTTATCCCAGAGCAGACCTTGGATCAGGTTCTCGTGAAGGCACGCGACCAAGGTGGCATAATGTCCATCGCTCGCGCGTTCAACGTTCCGTCTGGCCTCAGCCTCCCCGTCGCTACGCCGGGAGACCCCGCATCTTGGCACGTCGAGGGCGCGGAGGTCGAGCGCGAGAAGGTATCGCCCACGCGCGTGAAGTTCTCAGCCTTCGAGATCATGAAAGTGCTCAGCATGAGCGCGGCGGCCCGCACCATGTCAATCGACGCATTCGAGTCGTACATCTCCGACGAGCTGGCGGCATCCGTGATGGCCGCGCTCGCCAAGAGCATGGTCGACGGCACTGGCGAGGGTCAGGCAACCGGCATCATCAGCGGAATCACTTGGGACTCGACCAACCAGATAGAGGTGGCCGCTAACGCATGGCTCGAGGACTGGCACGTGCTCCTCAACGCAGTGGCGAAGCTGCACCGTGGCTACGCTCGTGGTGCCCGCTGGGTCGTGAACAACTCCACGCTGTATTCGGCTCTGTACGGCCTCGCTGACGATAACAACAACCCCATCCTCATGAAGGATTTGGCTGACGGCGGCTCCTACCGCCTCCTCGGTTTCCCCGTCGTTGTTGACGATTTCATGGCCGACAACGACATCCTCTTTGGCAACTTCAGCTACTACGGTTACAATCTGCCGTCTGGCCTCGCGTTGGACGTCTCCACCGAGAGCGGCTTCACCCGTGGCCTTATTGACTACCGCGCTCTCGCGATCTGCGACGCCAAGCCCATCGTGGACGAGGCATTCGTCCGCGTCGTGAAGGGCGAGTAGCATGGAAGGCATGGCATGGGCCTCAACCGAGGATCTGGCGGACTTCCTGCGCGTCGGCGAGGAGAGCCACGAGATAATCGCGGGCTTGGCTCGTGCTGTGCCCGCATACGTCGAGGTCACGACGGGCATTGACGCCGAGATCGTGGCTGGACAGGAGCCGCCCGAGGTAGTGAAGACGCTGGCGCGGTTCCTAGTGCTCTTGTGGTTCTGCCCGGACGGAGCGGACGCGCCGCAGGTGGCGAAGGTGGTTCATAGCCTCACCTGCGCGGTGAAGGCCATGCAGCATGTTCCAGCGTGACCCGGAGAGAGTGGCCTTCTACCACTCGAAGGCATGGAAGGCCACGCAAGCGGCATACATGGCATCGAAGTGCCACGTCTGCGAGCGATGCGGGAGGGCGGCGAAGATAGTGCATCACAGGACGCATCTCAATGCCGACAACCTGCACGACCCAATGGTGACGCTTGGCTGGGACAATCTGGAATGCCTTTGTGTGACATGCCACGCCCGCGAGCACTTCGGATCTCGCGCGACGGCGCCGGGGCTTGGCTTCGACAGAGACGGCAACCTCATAGCCGTGGGTACTCACAACTGAGTACCCTTTGAAAATTGAATATCTTATGAGAGCGCGTGTACCTGCCGTGCTCAGCTCTTCAACTCGCGTGGCCTACCTTTGTCCGTTTCCACAGCGGAGAGCGCGAGGGTGAGCGGGGCGCAGACGGGGAAACGTACACCAACGACGGGAAGGCGGAGCGACCTTCACACCATGGCAAAGCCAAGTCGGATTCGGGACCCGACGAGAGCCATGGTACGCCATGCGGTACCGTCACCCTCGTGCACTCCACTAAGCCTACCGCCACCATGGGGCGGCAAGGCGGCGAGGGTAAGGGCATGGCTCCTCCTACCGTCTGCGCGACTACTTACCGCTCTACCGACAGGCGGGGCACGGCGGGCGCACGCGCTCTCACGCACGAAGGGTACCCAAGGTGTGGGTACCCTTTTCTTTTCCCGACTCGCTGGGAAAGTCTCAGGCCGAGGCAGACTAACGAAACGTTTCCCAGTTCGCTCGTTTATCTGCGTACTCGCGCAGATTTCGCCTCACGGTCTTTCGGCACGGATTTAACGTGCTGTTCGTTCGTATCAATTTGTTTACCATTTTGAATTTGCGTCAAAATTTGGGAGAAGTCGGCCCGAGACTCGCCAGACTCGCCAGGATTCTACGTTTTCGCAGGTAGATAGGGTACCCCCCGCCTAGCTGGGCATTTGCGACCACAGGGGACCGGCGGCTCCACCTCTTTTCTACTCGAAAGTGGTTTTTCGACACAGGGGGTATTTTTCTGGGGTTTTTCGACCTCGAGAGGCGGTTTTTCGCCTCCGGCCGTACTGGAAACAACTGTTCTGTGTCTATGCTTTACGTGCATGTGCCATACATATATTTGTCACCTTATGCTATAATGCTATGACAAATTCAGCAACACTTGACAACGGAATGAGCACATCATGGCACGATTCTCGGATGTTACCCAAACCTTGGAGCCCGCAAGACGAGCTATAGCCGAACCTCTCGTGACGGAGCTTAACTTCATGAAGGTGCAGCTCACCAAGTTGCGCAAACAGGTGCGGGAGGACGGCTGCACCGAGGTCTTCGTCCAGGGAAAGCAGAGCATGGAGAGGTTGACGCCGAGTTTCCAAGCCTACACGAAGCTGGTCAGCAAGTACAGCACGCTCCTGCGGCAGCTGAATGCCCTTATCCCAGAGGACGCGGGGCAGCTGGACGAGCTAGACGAGTTCCTTCAGGAGCTTGGCTGACCCATGGAGTACGTCGACTGGGTGACGGAGTATTGGCACGCCATAGAGGACGGCACCGTGATCGTGGGCAAGATGGTGCGGGCCGTCTACAAGCGACTCGCCGAGGAGATCGCGGCGGACGATGGCCCTTGGAGGTTCGACGCCAAGAAGGGCAACGCCCCTATCATATTCGCCGCGAAGTTCCTGAAGCACTCAAAGGGATCGTGGGCGGGCAAGCCCTTCGAGATGGAGCTATGGCAGAAGGCACTCACATGCGCTTTGTTCGGTTTCGTTGACCGCGAGACTGGATACCGTCGCTACAACGAGTGTTTCCTTTGCGTTGGCAGGAAGTCGGGCAAGTCGACGTGGGCCGCTGCGATACTGCTCTATATCATGGTCTGTGAGGGCAAGGGACAAGACGTGTTCTCTTTGGCGTCGAAGTACGACCAAGCGAGCCTCATATTCACCGAGGCGCAGAACATGGTAGACCAGTCTCCGCTCCTGCGCTCGAGGTTCCGCAAGAGAAGATCCGACCTATACATGCCGAAGACCAAGAGTGTGTTCAAGCCGCTTGGTAGAAACTCCAACGGCAGCATGGACGGATTGAACGCATCGGCGGCGGTGGTGGACGAGTGCCACGCCCTGAGCGGCACGGGCGGACGCGAGATGTACTCCAGCATAAAGCTTTCAATGGGCGCGGTCGCGCGACCCGAGCCTTTGCTGCTCTGCACCACGACGGCCGGCACCGTGAGGTCGGGCCTCTTCGACGATCTGCACGCGCTGGCAGTGAAGACGGTCGAGGGGCAGG